GACGACGACAGCCCGCAACAGGGGTCGAGCGATTTTCCCGGCATGACAATATGACCTAGATGACCCAAAGCCCATGACCATGACCCATGCACGCACATGGCTGGGTCATTTGGGTCATCGTCGGCCATGACCCAGATGACCCATGACCCGACAGCCCGCCAACCGACAGCCCGACAGCCACGCAGACTTGCGGCTGTGCGCTGCGTGACAATGTGACCCAGATGACCCAGCGCCTGCGCGCCTATCTGCCTGCAGGCTTGTCAGAAAAAATCAGGGTGGGTGGGGGGCCGACGGCCGACCGGTCACGCTAACGGAGGGGCCGCAAACAAAATTTATTTTGCTAAAAAGCTACCGCTGTAAACTTTTTATTTTTTATGCAAAAATGCGGCAATGTTTCAAACCCTGCCATACGAGCCGCGTCAGTTGCAAGCAACTGAAGACCGCTTAGCGCGCATATACAAAGCAGCGCGTCTAGGGCTCAAGGGCGACAACCTCGCACTGGCCGCAGGGATGCTGCCGACGGAGTACGCCAGACTCAAACAGTTTGACAGCATCGCGGAGTACGCCGAGATGAAGGGGCGCGCAGAGGGTGAGATGCAGGCCAGTGAGCAGTTGCACACCGCAGCCGCGCAAGGCGACGCCAAGGCGGCGCTGGCAATCCTTCAGAACGTCCACGGCTGGGTGGCTAAGCAGGCCATTACAGTAGATGTGAACCAGTCGATCAGCATCACCGCCGCGCTGCAAGAAGCCGAGCGGCGCGTCATTGACGTGATGGACGTAAAGGACATAAGTGAAGATCGTCATACTGATACTCGCGTTCTTGATCATCGTGTGGCTCATCAGCCTGTAGCTTGACATCTGATGCAGACCACACGTTACAGCGCGCAGGATGAGCAAGAACTGATGGCGCGCCTGTGGGCGCCAGCTATCAAGGACAACCCGCTGGCGTTCGTGATGTTTGCGTATCCCTGGGGCGTCAAGGGCACGCCATTGGAGCACTTCACTGGCCCGCGCAAGTGGCAGCGCGAGGTGCTCACCGGCATTTCAGATCACATCAAGCAGAACAACGGCAAGCTGGACTTCGAGGTGCTGCGGATGGCTGTGTCATCTGGACGCGGTATCGGCAAGTCGGCGTTGGTGTCATGGATCACCGACTGGATGCTGTCCACGCGCATCGGCTCGACGACCATCATCTCGGCCAACTCCGAAAGCCAGCTCAGAAGTATCACTTGGGCCGAGCTGACAAAGTGGCTGGCGATGTCGATCAACAGCCATTGGTTCGAGGTTAGTGCCACCAGGCTGATGCCAGCTAAGTGGCTGACGGAACTGGTCGAGCGTGACCTAAAGAAGGGCACACGCTACTGGGGCGTGGAGGGGCGGCTGTGGTCAGCGGAGAACCCAGACGCCTATGCGGGTGTGCACAACTTTGACGGCGTGATGGTGATCTTCGACGAGGCCAGCGGTATCGACGACGCCATCTGGGCGGTGACATCGGGCTTCTTTACAGAGAACACGCCCAACAGGTTCTGGATGGCGTTCTCCAACCCACGGCGCAACACCGGGTACTTCTACGAGGCGTTCAACAGCAAGCGGGAGTTCTGGGCGTCAAAGGTAGTGGACGCCCGCACGGTCGAGGGCACCGACAAGAAGGTGTACGAGCAGATCATTGCTGAGTACGGGCCAGACTCCAGCCAGGCGCACGTCGAGGTGTACGGTCAGTTTCCAAGCGAGGGGGATGACCAGTTCATCAGCATTGACCTAGCGGATGCAGCCATGAAGCGCCAGCCGTACAAGGACGACTCGGCGCCAATAGTCATCGGCGTAGACCCGGCACGGTTCGGGGCAGACGCCACGGTGATCGCCATCAGGCAGGGCCGTGACGTATTGAAGCTGATCCGGCACAGGGGCGACGACACCATGACGGTGGTCGGGCACGTCATCGAGGCGATAGAGGAATACAAGCCCACGCTGGTCAACATCGACGAGGGCGGGCTGGGCGCAGGCGTTGTCGACCGGCTCAAAGAGCAGCGGTACAAGATAAGAGGGGTCAACTTTGGCAATAAGTCCAAGAACCCGGTCATGTACGGCAACAAACGGGCTGAAATATGGGGTGAAATGCGCGACTGGCTCAAGTCGGCAAGCGTTCCTAACGACAGATTCTTGAAATCGGACTTGATTTCGCCTAAGATGAAGCCCGATTCGCGTGGTACGATCTATTTGGAGTCCAAAAAAGACATGAAAGCCCGTGGTTTAGCAAGCCCAGACGCAGCAGATGCAATAGCGCTGACGTTTGCCTTCCCCGTGGCGCACCGCGAAGCGAGCGAAACTAAACAGCGCACCACACGGTCGTATGGTGCTGCTTTAAACTCTTGGATGGGGTCTTAAATGGCAAAAAAGGGTGTGTCTCTTAGCGTTGGACGGGGCGAGAAGCTACCCGTCAGCAAGGGCGCGGGCCTGACCGCCAAGGGCCGCGAGAAGTACAACGCCGCCACGGGTTCTAACTTGAAGCCGCCAGCCCCGAGCCCCAAGACCAAGGCTGACCAGGCACGCAAAGACAGTTTTTGCTCTCGCATGGGTGCCGTCGCGGCGAAGGCCAAAGATGGTGAACGGGCCAAAGCGGCCCTCAAACGATGGAAGTGCTGATCATGGCTACAAAACCCGGACTTTACGCAAACATCAACGCCAAGCAAGCCCGCATCAAGGCAGGCTCTGGCGAAAAGATGAACAAAGTTGGCAGCAAAGCAGCGCCGACCAAGCAAGATTTTATTAAGTCTGCCAAGACGGCGAAGAAAAAATGAACCTCCAAGCACTGCAAGATTGCCTAATCGTGCGGCCAGACATGGAAAAACACGCGCTGTTTGTCCTACTGGCGCAAAAACAAACTGGCACAGGAGTGGTGATTGCCGTAGGCCCGGACACGCAAGATGTAAAAGTCGGCGACCGGGTGCTGTTTGGCGACTCCATTGGTCAAGACCTAAAATGGGAGAGTGACAGCCTTCTCGTCATGCGAGAGGAACACACCCTTGGAGTATTTGACGCATGAAAGACATCACCGGAATCGTCGCCGCAGGTAACGTGGCAAAAAACGGCCCGTACCCGGCAAAGGGCGGTTCCGAGGATATCTTGGCTGCTGCGCGTTCGCGCATGACAATGGCCATTGCAGCGTTCTCCAGCACCCGCGAGGATGAGCTAGACGATCTGCGGTTCTACGGTGGTTCGCCCGACAACCAGTGGCAGTGGCCAGCCGATGTGTTGCAAACTCGCGGCGCTGTGCAGGGCCAGACCATCAACGCCCGGCCATGCCTGACCATCAACAAGCTGCCCCAGCACGTTCATCAGGTTACCAACGATCAGCGCCTAAACCGGCCCAGCGTCAAGGTGATCCCGGCAGACGACAAGGCAGACGTAGATGTGGCCGAGGTGTTCAATGGTGTGATCCGGCACATCGAGTACATGTCAGACGCTGATGTCGCTTACGACACCGCCTGCGAGAACCAAGTTGCTTTTGGTGAGGGCTACATACGGCTGATCACAGAGTATTGTGACGAGAACACGTTTGACCAGGACATCAAGATCAAGCGTGTCAGGAACAGTTTTTCTGTCTACATGGATCCGATGATCCAAGACCCAACAGGCGCTGATGCCTGCTGGTGCTTCATTACCGAAGACCTGACCAAAGAAGACTACGAGCGCACCTACCCTGACGCAGCGCCTATCAGCACTTTGATGAGCCTTGGCGTGGGCGATCAGTCTATTGCACAGTGGATTGGCGAGGACACCGTGCGAATTGCCGAGTATTTCTTTGTGGAGTACGAAAAGCAAACGCTGCACCTGTACCCTGGCAACCAGACGGCGTTTGCCGGTACGCCAGAGGACAAGATGCTGCGCGAGATGTTTGGCAAACCCATACGCACCCGCGAAGCTGACCGCAAGAAGGTTAAGTGGTGCAAGATCAACGGCTACGAGATTTTGGAAATCAGCGACTGGGCCGGTGCCTACATCCCCGTGGTGCGTGTGGTTGGTAACGAGTTTGAGGTTGATGGCCAGATGTACATTTCTGGCTTGGTGCGAAACGCCAAGGACGCGCAGCGCATGTACAACTACTGGGTAAGCCAAGAGGCTGAGATGCTGGCGCTCGCACCCAAGGCTCCGTTTGTTGGCTACGGTGGCCAGTTTGAGGGTTACGAGCAGCAGTGGAAGACGGCCAACACGAACAACTGGCCCTACCTTGAGGTCAACGCAGACGTAACAGACGGCCAAGGCGCAGTCTTGCCGTTACCCCAGCGGGCACAGCCTCCAATGGCGTCGAGTGGCCTGCTGCAAGCTAAGGCAGGGGCAGCGGATGACATCAAGTCGGCCACCGGCCAGTACAACGCATCGTTGGGCATGACCAGCAACGAGCGTTCAGGCCGTGCAATCCTTGCGCGTCAGCGTGAGGGCGATGTGGGCACGTACCACTACGTTGACAACTTGGCCCGCGCTGTCAGGCACATTGGCCGTCAACTGGTCGATCTGATCCCCAAGATTTACGACACCGCACGTGTTGCTCGCATTGTGGGTGAGGACGGGGAGCCAGATACGGTCAAGCTGAACCCTATGCAAGAGGAGCCAATCAAGCGCATCGTGGACCAAAACGGCGTCTTGATTGAGAAAATCTACAACCCATCGGTTGGCAAATACGATGTGCGTGTGATCACCGGCCCTGGCTACGCTACCAAGCGTCAAGAGGCGCTGGACGGCATGACGCAGGTGCTGCAAGGCAACCCAGCCTTGATGCAGATTGCAGGCGACCTGCTGGTCAAGAACATGGACTGGCCGGGTGCTGATGAAATTGCCAAGCGCATGAAAAAGACCATCGACCCCAAGATTCTTG